CGCGTAGGTCGCCTTTGAAAGTATGAAACGGGCGCGGGAAGTCCCCGTATGCCTCTACAACGATGCCTTCGTCCGCTACGGCTTTGACCCGCTGGATTGCCGCGCCAATATCCCCCGCCGCCCCTTCGTCCTGGGCCTCGGCTCGGGCGGGGGTGGCTCCTATGACGCGCAGAACGGCGTTGGCGATTTGCCGGACGCTGATGTCTCCATGCGCGATGCACTTCTTGACGCCGGGCTGAGCGGCAATCGCCTTCTCGACCCTGCACAGGTCGCCCCCCCCCTTCTGCCCCCCCAAGGCGAGGGGGCGGGCGGATAGGAGGGCGAGGATAGCCGGAACGTCATCTGCCGCAGCGGGAGTGAAGTCGTATTGCAATGTGCTGGCGGACCAACCCTCGTTTCCGACGCGCGGATATTGACCGGGCGCATAGGGCGCTGGCTTTTCTGCGTTCCAAACGAAGACAGTCTCGCCCTTGGTCGTGGTGTCTTTCCAGCCGTCGCCGTTGACCTTGCCGACGCCCTTTAACACCGCCTCCCGCGTCTCTCCAGGGGGGCTATCTGTCGATCCGCAATAGCAATACATCATCTCGTCAGAGATTGAGGTCTTGCCCCAGCACTTCGGACCATGCTCCCGCTCCGACCCGCTCGCTTCGACCGGAGCGGTGGGGGCGAGGCGGAAGGCGATGATGCGAGGGTCGGACCAATCGACTTCTTCCGACGCGAAAACGCCTGACGTGAGCCCTGATTTAAGTCGAAGTTCGACCCTCTGCCCCGGCACCGGGTTCTCGCCGCCAGACCACGGCATCCAGCCGTCAGCGCTAGGGCGGCCGATGAAGGCGAAGCGGTCATAGAACCACGACAGCCCATCACCTTCATCAAAACGCAATTCGGTTTCATCAAAATCACTTTCCGTGAGGGTGACAACTGAACCTATCGGCATCACTTCTGCGCTGATCACGCGCAGCAAATCGCCCTTCACGAGCAGCTTCACGCTCTCGCTCGTCAGCGGGCCGGGTGTGGGGGCTTGGGTCACAGGCGATGCTCCTGGGGCTGGCTGTTTGCGGGGCTGTCTTCTCCGGTGGGGCGGGCCTCCGATTGGGCGCGGAGAAGGTTTCCGAACGGGGACAGCGGGTTGGGTTGAACTTCGAAGCCGGCAGGCCAGTCGTGCCGCGACCACGAGCACCCGCCGCTTCCGTCCACTTCAGGAAATGAAGACAGCGTCTCTTCGTCGTCGCATTCCTCGCACTGGCACCACTGGATGCGCTCAGCGCGAGGGTGGCGCAGGCTGCTGCCGCTGTATCCGCAGCGCGCGTTTCCGAAGGCGTCCTCCATGTCGGTCAGGATGTCGTCGGTCAGCTCACCGAAGTCGGGGCCGGCCGAGTCGTCACGGTCGTCGCAGCACCCCCAAGTGCTGCATCCCCGGATCATCCACCAAGCAGGTCGATCATTGATGGTCGTGATCCGGAACAGCGCCCGGCCGTCGCCGTAGATGATCGGCAGGACGCGAGGCGTGAAGTCGATGGAGTCAGCCGGCACCCAGAGATAGGCGCTGTGCGGAACCTCAATCGCCGCGACGAGGCGTTTGTGGATTTCGTCGTCTCCCGCCGGACGCGATGTGATGGAATGGTCAGACATCAGGCGGCTCCTGACGGACGACCGAACGGCAACCGGAACCACGACCCCTTGCCGGTCCACTCGAAGGCTGAGCCCGACTTGACGGCGCCGCGATGCGCGTTGGCGAACAGCGGGCACGCGCGGGTGAAAGCGTCAGCGGCGGTCATGCCGCCATCTCCAGGCCCATGCCGGCGAACCGGACGCGAACGCCACGCTCGACGATCAGACGCGACTGCGCGGCCATGATGTCGATGACCGACAGGCCGGCGAGGCTTTCGTCAGGCTCGCGGTCCTGCGCCGACGCCAGCGACATTTCGTGGATGCCGTCTTGCAGGGCGTTGATCTTGGTGGTCAGCCGCTCGATGGCGACGCGATCCGGCAGCGTCTGGGACTGCACGACCCATTTCTCGGCGGCTTGCGCCAGGGCCAGTTGATTCGGGTGGGACACGCCAATGCCTCCTCTGTTGGTGAGGAAAGCATAAGTGCGGTATTGTTACCGCGTCAAGCGGTTTGTGCGGTAGCTTTACCCGCCGAGGCGCGAGCGGTCGGTGAAGTCGCTGATCGCGCGAAGCACGCGCCCCACGATTCGGACCTCGACCTCGTTCTCGTGATCGCCCAGCCCGTCAACGACCGAGATCGGCTCAGACCACCTCGGGTTATAGGATCTCGGCCACAGGCGGACGTGACCGCCAGGCTCGACCTCGACCTCCTTCAGGGTGCGTTCGATGAGCGCGCCTTGCGCTCGCGAACGGATCACCACCACGATGTCGCCCGTTCGCGGCTCGTAGCCCATGGCGATGGCATCGGCGACGTGGACATATGAGCCGTCGCCGATCAGGCGGTTGAACGAATCCCCCCTCACCCGCTCAAGCCATTGCGGGATTCCCTCGAAGCCCCGCGCAGCCTGCACGGTCATGATCTCCGGCTCGACATCCGTGTAATCGTCAGGGGAGAGCCAGGGGCCGGCGGCGACTGTGTGCATGACCGGAAGATCAATCGAATCCCCTTGCGTCAGATTCGGACGCACAGGCGAATGCTCGATTTCGCCCATCAGATAGGGAATGGTCGTGTCGAGCGCCTGGGCCAGAGAGCGCATCGTGCTCATCTTCGGTGCCGCGCTTTTACCGTTCAGGATGTTGCGGATTGCATCATCCGACATGCCGGCACGGCGTGATGCGGCGCGGGCGGACAAGCCAGTTTCTTTGAGGCGAGCCTGGATTCGGTCAATCAAAATCGACATTGGGCGGTTGTCGCACCGCACAAAATGACCGCAAGCGGTAACGGTGCTTGACGATGCGGTAGTCATACCGCACTATGCCGCCATGGAGATTGCAGATTTCATCGCCAGATGTGACGCGTTCTGCCAGCGGCGTGAACCGCCACTGAGCCGTGCGCGGCTGAGCACGCTTCTGTTCAACGACGGCAAGCGGATTGATGCAATCGCCTCGGGCGCTGATGTCGGGCTTCGCCGCCTGACGCGGGCCGTTTCCGAACTTTCCAAGCTGGAGTCCGCATCGTGACCCCGGCCCTTTCTTTCGCCGGATCGGAGGCGTTGGCGCGCCCCCTTTCCGTCTCCTCGCAGCTCGCTCCGGTTGGCGCCGGTCGTCTGCATCTTCGCTCTCACTCTCTGCGCCGTCACAGCGCCTTCCAACGAGGTTCACTGTGATGGATGCGAGAATGGATTTCCAACACCTCAATGGTGGAGTTTCCACCCCTGACGGCGGGTTCAAGGAAGCGCTGGCGGATTACGCCCGGCGTCACTGGCCGACCCATACGATCAAGAGCGTTGAGCGTGCTTGGGATCTGACCACGGACGAGGCCAAGGGCCTTCTGCGTGGTCAGGCTTCGCTAAGGACCGTCGAGAAGGTCCTGGCCCATAAAAACGGCGGCTGGCGCGTCGCATTGCCCATCTTGGGCGGTGTGATCGGGCACGGACTGACCGACTATTTCGCATCCGAAAAACAGAGGTTGAACCATGAGGCCGAGCAACGACGCCGACAGGCGGCCGTGCTCGAAGAAGCCGAGTCGTTCCTACACGCCGCTGATGTGGGGCATCATGCTCCTCGTCGTGGGTCCGATCTGGATCCTGTCGCGGGCCGTGCAGGCGCTCTTTGCGCTTCCTGAGCAGGCCGCTTTCCATGTGAGAGTGTGGTCGGCCCGCTTCGTCGGGTCCGCCCTCCAGCACATCCGCGAGGACCGGTCATGATCGGTTACCTCGCCACCCTTCTGCACGATCTGGTGCTGATGCTCTCCCACAAGGAGCGTCTGCTGTGATCGCTGCTCAACCCAATCTCGCGGCCGGTTCTGGCCCTGAGGTGCGCCAGCAGGTGGATGCGTCTCGCGCTGCATCCACCTGCACCACGCTCAAACTGCCGGCCCCGCCGAGCGTCAACAACCTGTTCTCGAACGGCAAGGGCGGACACACCGGCCGCTTCAAGACGCCGGCCTACAAGGCCTGGATCGCCGAGGCGTCGTGGATGGTCCGCGAACAGATGGTCGCCGAGGACTGCAACCCGGTCATGGGGCGCACGGTCATCATGATCGGCGTCGAGCGCAGCAGCCTGCGTTCCGACCTCGACAACCAGGCCAAGGCCATCCTCGACCTGCTGGTGACGACCCACGTCATCGAGGACGACCGTTTTGTCACGGGCCTCGTCATGGCCTGGATGCCCCAGGGCGCCCGCCGCACCCCGATCGCGCGGGTGATGATCATGCCGGCCGATCCCGTGACCCTTAACTTCCACCCCTCACCGGACGGCGCGACGGGCGGGTGGTTCATAGACGCGCCGGAAGGAGAAGAAGACGATGAGTGAAGATGGAAAACGAGATCGCGAAATCGCGCTTGATGTCGCCGTGCGGCTGATCACCAACGGCAACCTGCCGGTGACTTCGCCTATCGATGCAATCGAGATGGCCGATGAGTTCCGCGCCTACATCGCCGGCGAAACCAAGGACCCCGCATAATGGCAGACACACCCATCGGACACTGCCCCGTTGGGGTTTGGACGCTTGCTGAATGCCTGTCGCTTTCCAGTGATCGAGAAGGTCACAGCGCCCGCGACATTGGGCAAGCGTACGTCATCCGCGACCTTCTCAATCAGCGCGGCTTCGAAATAACCCCCATCAAACAGGACCCCGCATAATGGCAATCGACCTTTCATCCCTGCGCAAGGTGCGCGCAGACCAGCCCCCGCGCCTGCTGATCTACGGCCCCGAGAAGATGGGCAAGACGACGCTGGCGTCCGAGTTCCCGTCGCCGGTGTTCCTGCAGACCGAGATGGGTCAATCGGGCGACCTGGAGCTGGATAGCTTCGGCCATCTGACGAGCTACGAGCAGGTCATCGAGGCGATCGGCTCGCTGGCGTCCGGCGATCACAGCTTCCAGACGGTCGTGCTGGACAGCGTTTCGGCCCTGCAAAAGCTGGTCTGGGACAAGGTGTGTCGCGACTCCAACGTCAAGTCGATCGAACTGGCGGGCGGCGGTTACGGCAAGGGCTACATCGAAGCCGATAACCTGTGGCTCGAAGTGCTGGACGGCCTGAACTACCTCCGCAACGAGCGGCGCATGGCCGTCGTGCTGGTCGGTCACGCCATCATCAGCCGCTTCGATGACCCGGAGACGCAATCCTACAGCCGCTACGACATCGACCTGCACAAGCGGGCCGAGGCGCTGCTGAAGCGCGAGGTCGACGCCATCCTGTTGGTCAAGAAGGACGTGACGATCAAGACTGAGGGCAAGGGCGATCGGGTCCGCGCCGACGGCGGCGACACCCGCTGGATCTACACCGAGGGCAAGCCCGCGTTCACGGCTGGCAATCGGTACAATATGCCCGCGCGCATGATGTACCCGAAGGGTCAGGGCTTCAGCGCCCTGGCGCCCTTCTTCCCTGCTGGGGGCGCGGCCCCGGCCAACACCACGACCGCCGCGGCGGCGTAGGAGAACGGAAAATGATGGACATCGACACCACCTCTGGCGAGGTGATCACCAATACCTTCGATCTGCTTCCCAGTGATTGGTACACAGCCCAGGCCATTGAGGCGTCGCTGGAGCCGAAAGGCAACGGTCAACGGCTCAATCTGACTTGGGAAATCCTGGACGGCCCGCACGCAAAGCGTCGCGTCTGGCAGAGCGAATGGGCCGCACACAGCACGCCCAATGCTCAGGAAATCGGTCAGCGCATGATCCGCACCTTGGGCAAGGCTGCCGGCCTGACGCGCGTGGCGCATCCCGACGACCTGAAGTTCAAACCCGTGCAGATTCGTGTCGGCTTGACGAAGAAGGAGCCGGGCTACGAGCAGCGCAACGAGGTCAAGTCGGCGCGTCCGATCGGTGCTGTCGCCCCCCAACCCACCACCCAGGCCGTTGGCGCGGCTTCGGGCGGTGCGCGTCCCTGGGGCGCGGCGGCTGCCTAAACTGACAATCGCCGGGCGGGCCTAGCTCTCACACCCGACCCGCCCGGCGACCCTTCCAACCTGCTCTAGCAAGAGCATCGCAGGAGTACCTGACGATGGACGACCAACTGCGTCCTGTCGAGATCGGCGTTGGCGCGCCGCCTCTACACCCCTTCCAACATGAGCGTGAAGCGCTCTGCGAAGTCTCCAAGATCATCATCCAGGCCAAGGCCGAATACCACGCCAACTGCCCGATCGCGGCGCGGCTGGAGGTCTACAAGGCCATCTGCGCCCTGCACGCGGTCATGCGTGGGGAGGCGGTTTGATGGGCCGCGAAATGACCGATGACGAGGCGGACGATCACCGCAAGACTCACGGCCGCAAGGAATCCGACCGGCGAATGGGCTGGCCCTATCCGCCCCGCCCTGAGCCCAAGCCAGCGGAGAAGGCGCAATGACCGCCCTCCCCGTCACCCAGCCGCGCACCGTCGGCAACATCTACGCGGCGCTGGAGAAAAAGCGGCGCAACTATCGCAGCAACCGGCTGGGCGCCGGCAGCATCGGCGACAGCTGCGAACGCAAACTCTGGGACGACTTCAGATGGGCCTTCCCGGCTGAAGCCATCGACGGCCGTAAGGCATCCATCTTCAAGACCGGCGACATCTGGGAAACCAGGATCGTCGAGATGCTGCGCGATGGCGGCGTGATCGTATTCGATCGCGACCCCGACACCGGTCGGCAGTTCACGCGCACCTTCTGCGGCGGTCACGGCGTCTGTAAAGCCGATGGCGTCGCCGAGAAGGTGCCCGAGGCGCCGCAAACGCCCCACCTGCTGGAGATCAAAAGCCACAAGGACGATTCCTTTCAGCATCTGCTGAAGAACGGCGTGCGCGGATCCAAGCCTACGCATTTCGCCCAGGTGCAGGCCGGCATGGAAATGCTGGGCCTGACGCGGGGCCTCTACATCGCGGTCAATAAGAACGACGACACCCTCTATTCCGAGCGCGTCGAATACGACCCCCTGTTCTGCGCTCAACTCATGGCGCGCGCTGAACGGATCGTCACGGGCCAGCGCCGCCCGGCTTGTTCGTGCGCCATCGGTCTGTTCAAGGCCGGCTACGGCTGCGCCCCGAACGAGGGGCTGATGCCGAACCGCAACTGCCGGACCTGCCTGCACGTCACCGCGCATCTGGACGGCGACGCCCGCTGGTCCTGCGCGCGGCATCATCGCGACCTGACGATCGACGAGCAGCGCGCCGGCTGCGCGCACCACCTGTTCAACCCGCACCTGGTGCCGGGCGAGCAATACGATGCGGACGAGGCGGGCGAATGGGTCATGTACCGGCTCGCTGACGGCTCGGTCTGGAAAGACGGGGGTGCGGGATGAGCAACATCCAGCTCCGCCCCTATCAGTCCGCCGCAGCCCAATCCGTCCTCGACTACTGGCGCGCGGGCGGCGGAAACCCGCTGGTGGACATGGCGACCGGCCTCGGCAAGTCCGTGACCATCGCCAGCCTGACCCAGGATCTGCTGACGACCTACCCCGACATGCGCGCGCTGATGCTCGTTCACGTCCGCGAGCTGGTGGGCCAGAACGCCAGGGCCCTGCTGAACCTGTGGCCCGGCGCGCCTGTCGGCATCTACTCGGCCGGTCTCGGTCGCCGCGACACGGCCCAGCGGATCATCTTCGCCTCGATCCAGTCCGTCTATAAGCGGGCGGCCGAGCTGGGCGCCTTCGACATCGTGATGATCGACGAGGCGCACTTGGTGCCGAACGGCGGCGAGGGCATGTATCGCGCCCTGCTGTCCAAGCTGCGCGAGGTTCGCCCCGACCTGCGCGTCGTCGGCTTCACAGCCACGCCGTTCCGCATGGATAGCGGCCGCCTCGACGCCGGCGATCAGCGCCTGTTCGATGAGGTCGTCTATTCCTACGGCATCGGCAAGGGCATCGACGACGGCTGGCTGTCGCCGCTCATCTCCAAGATGGGCGCGACCGAGATCGACGTGTCCAACGTCGCCAAACGCGGCGGCGAGTTCGTCTCCGGCGCGCTTGAGGCGGCGGCGGACGACGACGCCATCACCCAGGCTGCGGTGTCCGAGATCATCCAGTACGGCACCAATCGGCGGTCCTGGCTGACCTTCTGCGCTGGGGTGAAGCACGCCCAGCACGTCGCTGAAGAGTTCCGGCGCCAAGGCGTGTCGTGCGAGGTCATCTCGGGCGAGACGGACGCCGGGCTGCGCGCCCGCTACATCGAGGACTTCAAGGCGGGGCGGCTGCGGTGCCTGACCAACTGCAACGTCCTGACGACCGGCTTCGACGCGCCGGGCACGGACCTGATCGCTCTGCTGCGCCCCACCCTGTCGCCGGGCCTCTACGTCCAGATGATGGGCCGGGGCACGCGCAAGGCGGACGGCAAGGACGACTGCCTGGTGCTGGACTTCACCGGCACGGCGCGGCGCCTCGGTCCGGTCGACACGATCACCATTGATCGGCGGCCGGGCAAGAAGGGCGCGCCTGACGCGGCGAAGGTCTCCGACGTGCGCGCCAAGGAATGCCCGACCTGCAAGTCGCTGGCGGCCCTCAACGCACAGCGTTGCGCCTTCTGCGGCCATGAGTGGTCGATGGACCGGGCGCGGCACGAGGCCGAGGCGGACGACGTGGCGATCCTGTCGCGCGACCTGAAGAAGCAGGCGCCGGAAGAGATCGCCGTCGTGACCTGGGCCGCGCGTCGGCACACGAAACAGGGCTCGCCGGACAGTCTGCGCGTCACCTACTCGGCCGGGCTGATGTCCTATCCGGAGTGGGTTTGCCTGCAACATTCCGGGCCGATGCGGTTCCGCGCCGAGCAGTGGTGGAAGCGCCACGGCGGCGCGCTGCCGGTCCCAGCGTGCGTTGGGGAGGCATTGGAGCGGTGGCCTGAGTTGTCGCCCCCAACCCACATTCAAGTCCGCAAAAACGGAAAGTGGTGGGATTTGGTGGGTCGAAAACACGCCCAAGATGCGGAGGCAGCGTGATGGCCTATCCAAAATCAGACATCCCGCGCGCTGAACGCCAGAAAAGATGGCGGCAGGAAAACGCCGATCTGATCAAGGCTCGAAAGAAGGCGAGCTACGAGAAGAACCGCGAGAAAATACTCGCCGAGCGCCGCGAGAAGTATGCCGCCTCTATTGATCAGTCCAGGGAGCGCGGCAGAAAAGCCGCAGCATCTCGTGGTGATGATCTGAAACGCTATCGGCGCGAATACTATCAGGCAAATGCCGAAACGATCCGCCGGCAGGTCTCTGAATCAAAGCGGCGAAACCCAGATCGCGTGCTGCATTGCAACCGGAAGCGCCGAGCAATCATGCGCGGCGTTGAAGCAACGCTCACTCGGCAAGACGTGTCTGAAATAACCGCCCAACAAAAGCATCGCTGCGCTTGGTGTTCGTCAAAGTCAAAGCTGACCGTAGATCACATCACGCCATTGGCGAGAGGCGGACACCATGTGCGCAGCAACATTCAAATGCTGTGCGCCCCATGCAACGCGAAGAAGGGGGCCAAAGATCCCATCGACTTCGCCAGATTTGAAGGTCAACTACTGTGACCCGCGAAGAACAACTCGAAATCGAGAACCAGATCCTGCGCGACCGTCTCGCGCTCTTCACCGGCGACACCGCTCTGCGTGACGCGCTGCGCGGCTGCCTGAACCTGTCGGGCCAGCAGGCCGGCATCCTGACGCTGCTGTTCAAGCGCCCGTACGCCGTGCCTGCACCAACCATCTACCAGCGGGTGTTCGAGCGACCGGACGGCAGCGGACCGGACATCAAGATCGTCCCGGTGCAGATGTCGAACCTGCGCACGAAGCTGGCGACGGCCGGGGCGCCGGGCAATGTGCACTGCACGTTCGGGACCAACGCCTACAGCCTGACGGCCGATCTGCGCGCCTGGCTCCAGGGCATTGTCCAGCCGATGGGGGTGGCGGCGTGATCTGGCGTTCGAATGACGACGCGGTCGTCGACAAACTCAAGGCCATGTGGATCGAAGGCAAAAGCGCCGGCGAGATCGCGGCCTGCTTCGAGGGCGCCACGCGCAACGCGGTGATCGGCAAGGTTCACCGACTAGGCCTCCAGCGGTCGCCCTACGCCATCCTGTCCAGCCTGGCACGGCCCTCGTCCGGTCGAGTCAAGAAGCCCAAGGCGATCAAACCGCCGAAGCCGCCACGCGTGGAGAGGTCGGCCCCTGTCGTGCGCGAGATCGTCGCGGCGCCGGTCATCGACATCTCGAACGCTCGCCCTTGGCTCAACCGCACCGTCCGCGAGTGCGCGTGGCTGCTGGACGACGGCGCGGCCTGTTGTGCGGAGACGAAGGCGGGCAGCTCATACTGCTCCGGGCATCACGCCATCGCCTACCGCCCGACCAGCAGCGCCTCGGCGTTCGAGAAGAGTCTGCGGAGGTTCGCATGAGCCCGTTCAACGCCACCGTGCAGGGCGGCTTCCAGAACCGCGATGGCGAGAACGTCCACTGGGTCAAGCCCGACAAGGGCGACGCCGTGCAGGTCAAATATTCAACACCGCTGCCCGAGGGCAAGCGCGTCCGGCTTCAGGCCGGAAAGATCGAGGGGGTGCAGTGATGAAAGCACGTTTCATCTACCGCGACGGCAAGTTCTGGTTTCGAGTCGGGTGGGTTGAAATCCATCAGCGCCGATTCCGGAACGTAGAGGGCATTTCCGGCCCCTTCGCCACGCTGCGCGCCGCTTGGGATGCGAGGTTTGGGTCATGACCCCCTATCTGACACGCGATGACGTGCGCCGGGCGGGCAATGTCGCCGGCGCCTATCTGGACGGCCTCGGCAAGTTCGATTTGACCACGCTCTCGTCCGACGAGTTCCTGACGTTCTGCCTGATCGTCGTGAACGAGGCCAACAAGGCGGCCGGCGATCGCATCGTCGCGGCGTGGACTGTGCCAGTGGGGGATGAAGGGTGAGCGCTTATGAATCCGCCGGCGAGACCGACGAATGGTACACGCCCTCTTTCGTCTTCGACGCCCTTGGCTGCGTCTTTGATATGGATGTCGCGTGCCCGGTCGATCGCACGCACATCGCAACACCGGCCTATACTTTCATCACCGAGGACAGCCTCTCGCGGGAATGGACCGGCTTCATCTGGATGAACCCGCCGTTCGGTCATCAATCGACAAAGCGCGCCTGGCTCGCCAAGTTCTTCGACCACGGGAACGGCATTGCGCTGACCCCCGATCGCACGTCGGCGCCTTGGTTCCGTGAGGCCTGGGCGCGCGCTGATTTGGTGATGTTCACGCCAAAGCTGAAGTTCGTGCGCCCCGACGGGTCCGTCGGCGAAAGCCCCGGCACCGGCACTTGCCTGTGGGCTGCTGGTGATCGCGGCGTCGCAGCGCTGCGCTCAGCAGAACGCGCGGGCCTCGGTGTCCTCGGTCAACCCGTGAGGTTGGCAGCATGACCCCATTCGCATCAGCCCACGAATCCCTCGCCGCGCTCGGCTTCCATCCCATCCCGCTGATCGCCTACGACGCCCCGCACGGCGGCAAGGGCAAGGCGCCGGGCACGTTCCGGTCGGGCGGCTGGCAGGGCATGACGAAGTGGCAGCGGTTCCGCGACGAGACGCTATCCGGCTTCGACCTGAAGCTGGCGGTGTCCGCGCCCGGCGCCAACATCGGCATCGTCTGCGGCACCCAAGTCGGCAAGGATCTGCACGTCGTTGTCCTAGACTTCGACGCCACGGATCCGGACGCCCTGCAGGCGCTGCTGGCGGTCGCTCCGGCGTCTCCCATGGTCAAGCGCGGGCAGAAGGGCGAGAGCCGTTTCTATCTGGCGCCGAAGACGCGGAAGACGTGCAGTTACGACGACACGACCGAGATCGACGACGAGGGCAAGCCGGTTCGCAAACGCCTCCTCGACGTCCTGACCGGCTTCGACACGCGCCAGACCGTCGTGCCGCCCAGCATCCATCCCGACACGCGCCAGCCCTACAGCTGGACGCGCGGCCCCGTGCCTGCCGCCGATCTGCCGGTTCTGACCGACGAGGATATGGAGGCGATCGAGGAGACGTTGGAGCAGTGCGGGTGGTCGCGCGAGGCGCGGTCAACTGTCCGATCAGATCGGACGGTTCGCACCAACACCGAGATCGACCCCGACTCCCTGTGGTCCGAGGTCAAGACGGCGGCGATGGGCAACCTGTCAGCCTGGGTGCCGGCGCTCGACCTCTACGGCTGCCGGCCTGCACGGGGCGGTTACGAGGCGGTGGCGACGTGGCGGCCGTCCTGCTCCGGCCGGCCGATCGCCGAGCGCAAACTGAACCTGTCGATCCAGACCAGCGGCATCAAGGACTTCGGCACGAACGACACCTATTCGGCCATCGACCTGGTGATGGCGGCGCGGGACTGCGGGCAGCCGGAGGCGACAGACTGGCTGCGCGAGCGGCTGGGCCTGAAGGATGACGGCGTGGTGGTGGCGTTGGGGATGACGTCGGCATTACCGACGCCATCGGAAGACGACGACCTGCCCGAGCCGCTGCGACCGAAACCGTCGGCGCCGAAGTCGCTCGAAATCGCCAAAACCCCTGATAACATTGGGTTTGAGGTCGGCGCCCAACTCGCCCAGCCCGACACCGACGGCGAGCTGCCGGACAACCTGACCCGGCCGCCCGGCCTGCTCGGCGCCCTCACCAACTGGATCGCGGACAGCGCCCGCAAGCCGCAACGCGGCGGCGCCCTGCTGGCGGCCCTGGAGATCGTCGGCACGGCGGCGGGGCGCACCTTCTCCGGCCCGACCAAGACAGGGACGCACACCTACGGCCTGTTTCTGGCGCCGTCGGGCGCGGCGAAGGATCACCCGTTGAAGTGCATAGACCGGGTTTTGCGGGCTTCCACCATGGGGCAGCACGTCGGGCCGGGCGAGTTCATGAGCATGTCGGCGCTCATCAGCCGGCTGAACCGTCAGCCCCTGACCCTGACCTGCATCGACGAGTTCGGCGGCTATCTGGGGCGGATCAACGGTCGCAAGGCCTCGCCGCACGAGAAAGCCATTACGCGGACGCTGCGCTCGGCCTGGGGCTCCAGCTTCGACACCATGCAGACGCCGGAGTGGGCCGGCAGGGTGGGCGAGCCCATCTTCTCGCCTGCGCTCAGCATCTACGGCGTGTCGACACACGAGGAGTTCTTCGAGAATCTGGACGGGGGGGACGTGTTCAACGGCTTCCTGAACCGCTTCCTGATCATCTCGACGCACCGGCGCATAGAGGAGCGCGAGCCGCTGGTGGACAAGCTGGAGGTGCCGGAAGACATCACCGCGGACCTGGTGCAGATCTACACCGCCGCCGGGCCCATGCTGCGCGCCACCAGCTCCAACGGGCAGTCCGACGGGCCGCTGATCGTGGTGCCGTGGGCCTCCCCGGACGCCCGGGCCGCCTACATGGCCTTCGGCCGCCAGTGTGAATCCCGCGAGGACAGCGTGTTTTTCACCCGCTCGGCGGAAATGGCTCAGCGCCTGGCGACCATCCGCGCCATCGGCATCAGCCCATCCAGCCCCAGCGTGTCTCTTGCCGATATGGAATGGGGCATTCAGTTGGCTCTGTTCTCGGCCGAGCAGACGGTCGCCATGGCGCGGTCGTATATGGCCGAGACGCAGCACCAGGGGGAGGCGCAGCGGGTGCTCAGGGTCTTGCGCGGGCGCGGCTGGACCGCCTTCCGCGACATCGCCCAGGCCATGAAGAACCGCATGAAGTCGCGCGACCTCAAGGACATGCTGGACGGCCTCGTCGACGGGGGCGATCTGGATCGCGAGGAGCGGCTTCCGCCGTCAGGCGGGCACAAGGTCCGGTATTATCGGACCTCGGCCGGGGCCTAGCCTCCCAGCAGGGCGCGACGGGCGACAGTTCCAGCAGAGTTCTGTCCGCCCGTCCGTCCAATCACATACTGCAGGGTCTGCTCGGCATCCCACGCCGCCTCCGGCTTCGGCCCCTTGCCCACCTTGATCATCAGGTCTTCGCCCGGCTTCAGGAACGTGCTGTTGATCGTCTGCCCGCCCGTGGTCATGGAGTTCCACGAGGCGGTGTTACCGTATGCGCTGACTGTTCCGGTGGTCATCGTCGGCGTCGTGTAGCTCGACTGACCAATAGAGGATTGGTCCTCCCGACCCATCACCAGAAACCACGTGTTTCCGCTCGCCAGCGTCGTCTCAGCCGCCTTACGAATGGCGAAGTCCGCGATCGTCGTACTGTCGGTGTAGCCATTGCCGCGCGAGACGATGCGATAGACGTCGGGCGCCATCTGGTCCGCGCGTACCCCACCTGCAAAGCCCATGTCGCCATAGCTCGTCGCACAGGCCGACAGCGTCAGCGCAGCGGCAGCCGCCAGAATCACGCGGTTCATCACACCCTCCCCAGGTTGCAAGCGCACATCATACCCCCGTTCATCTGCTTAACAACCCGTCAAAGCGAGTGGGATTTTCTCATCCCCACTCGACATCCCACTTGCCCCACTCGACCCCAAAAACAGGTCGAGCGAGATTCGAGTGGGATGGTTAAAATCCCACTCGGTTCCTTATATATATCAGTGCTTTAACCCCTAAAAATCGAGCGAGAGGGATATAGGGGGGGGGTATCATATAGATATCGAATAACGATAAGAGGATGGGTATATACACACACATGGGGGGTTTATCCCTCTCGCTCGGTTTCGAGCCCCATTTCAGCCTGTCATTGACGCCTCGTTTAACAGGCTCCTGCACCCTCCCCATTGTGTTGGCGCACCTCATCCAGATCCGGCCTCTTACAAGGGGACCGAAGTCGTGCAGCCAGATCGTCAGCCAGAACCCACCACTCCCGCCACCACCACACCGATCGGCGTAGGCCGCTACAAGTGGGTCGGTTCCGAGCCGGTGACCCAGCCCGTCATCGTCCACAGTCGAGCCGACATCGCCTCCCTGCTCCGCAGCCACCGCATGGCCGTGCAGATGACGTGCGAGGATCTGGACGACCGGGCCGGGTGGTCTGATCGCTACGCCACCAAGCTCGAGCATGGCGACACCAAGTCGGGCAAGGCCGGCTTCGTCATCGCCCCGCCGACCACGGACAACCCCGCCGATCCGACGTCAGGATTCTCCGGGCGCATCACCGTCTCGATGATGGGTGACGTCTGGCTTGAGAGCCTGGGCCTGTGCCTCGTCCTCATGCCGGTTCAGAGGGCGACGGAGATCGGAGCCGTCATGGCGCCGAGGAAGCAGATCAACACAACCGAGCAGAAGGACGCAGCGTGATGACCGATACCATCGCCACACTCGACGAGCTGCATGCGCTCGCGGAACGTCTCGCGGTCATCCAGGACAAGCCGGAGATTCAGAACAACCTCACGCTGTCCGACCTCGCCGGCAACGCCCAGGATGCGCTTGGGGCGCTCTATCAAGCCGTCGGTCAGGCGATCTGATGTCCACTGGCGACTATGGCCTGCGCACAATGGACGGAGAGTCCATCCGCAAGGGGCGTATAAGCCCTGCGCTGAAGACGGCCATCACCCTGATCGTCCATGAGGGCCTAACGGTCGCTGATGCCGCGAAACGCACAGGCTACAAGACCGAAAGCTTAGCCAAGGCCCTAATCAAGCCGCACGTCAAAGCGTTCAGGGCCCATGTCAAGCACGCGTGGTTGGCCTCTCAAACAGAGCGGGCATGGCTCACGGTGTCCGATCTGGCCCTGCAAGCGAACAGCGAGGACGTCCGGCTGAAGGCCGCCAAGGTGTTCATCGAGGCCGACGCGGCAGCCCGCCAGGCCATGCCGGAGCAGGCTCGCCAGCTCGTCCAGATCGTCACCAATACGGTGCAGATCGGTGGGCAACCGACAGATGATCGGCTTCCCGGCGTCATCGAAGCCCAGCCATTCCAGCTAGTTACGCCTCAACCGTCAGACTCTCAGCCAGTCAGACGGCCCGTAATCGAGGCCGGTGATGAGGAATGAGGGGGTGAATGGCCCCGGTAAACCGGGCCTCGTTTGCGGACGACGCCTGGCTAAGGGCCGTCTAGGGTGTGCGGTCGGTTTGGGCCGGAAATCCCGCGCGCGTGCCGGCCGTGGGGGTGGGGGTAAATCCGCGGGGCCGCAATCACCGTGGGATGATCGACCCGCATTTTCTGGCCGCCTGACCCTTTCTGAGAATTTTTCGCAACTAGGACAAAGCTCATGACTGCGTTTCTCTGGACGTATTTCATCCTCGGCGGTTTCACGACGCTGTGCCGCGCCATCATCGTCGGGAGCGGAAAGACCACCCACGTCACCCCTGCGCAGCACCTGACCAATCTTCTCATCGGCATCGGGTTTCTGATTTGGGTCGGCGTGCTGCTCTTCGGCGGTGCGTCATGATCGCCGAAGCCACCACCCGCGAGGCGTTGACCGACCCCCCTGCCGGTTCGCTGTTCGAGGCGTGCGTCGAGGCGGTTGGGCGTATTGAACCGGACGCGGAAAAAGTCACCCGCGCCGTTATCCAGACCCTGATCGACCGTACCGAAAGCCCGACGACCTGCGCCGAGCTGACGCGCATCCTGGCGGGCGTGGTGTGACCCCGTGCGTTGAGAGCGTGGAACCTTTCCGGCGAGGTGCGGGCATGACGCGCGCGCCAGAAAAACCCGCCAACACGACTGTGATTGAAGGCGTCCCGTGTGGCGTCGAACAAGTGCCGGGCGGAATCGAATCCGACAGCGGCTTGGGTGTTTCCGAAGGTTGGGGCGGTCTCGGCTGATGGCCCGCACGCCCTCCATGGCCGGGCTTCAGCGCGAGGTTGATCGCGTCGACGCCAAGGTGAACCAGCACGAAGCTGAATGCGCCCTGCGCTACGGCAACATCAACGACAAGCTGGACGCGTTCAAGGAAACGCTGGACAGCAATCATCGCCGGTCAGGCCGGGTTGAGTTGGCGGCCTGGAGCCTGCTGGTCTCGGTCCTGCTGCTCCTGCTGGGTATCATGGCGAAAGGCGGGATTGGCTCATGACCCGCGACCTCCCTACCCTGTTCGCCTACCTTCGCCGCGCCCCGTTCGGCGGCCGCTTGACCCAGCTGCAGGTCGAGGGCGTGGAACGCCTGATCGCCGCCTGGGATCGACACGCGCCGCAACCCGCCGACGAGCGCCAACTGGCCTATGTGCTGGCGACGATCTTCCATGAGACGGGCGGACGGATGCAGCCGGTCCGCGAGACCTTCGCCACCTCCGACGCGCAAGCCATCCGCCGGCTGGACGCCGCCATGGCCGCCGGTCGCCTGCCCCAGGTCTCGAAACCCTACTGGCGCGCAGGCTGGTTTGGTCGCGGTGACGTGCAGACGACCCATGAGCGCAACTACCGCAAGGTCGGCGAGGCCATCGGCGTCGATTTGGTCGCGGAACCCGGCAAGCTGCTGAACCCCGACGTCAGCGCCAAGGCCGCCGTCATCGGTATGCTGCAAGGCCTGTTCGTCCCCGGCCATGACCTGGACCGCTACTTCAACCCGGAACGCGAAGACTCCGAAGGTGCGCGCCGGATCATCAACGGCACGGACAAGGCGTCCCTGATCGCCGGCTATTACCGGAACTTCCTGGATTCGCTGGAGGCGGCGCGGGTGACGGGCGAAAAGCGCGTGCTGACCGGCAACGGACGCGAGCCCGCCGCACGCGTCGCCGAACTAACCCCCGCCGTCATCGCCGCCGCCAAGCCCGACGGCGCGGACCTGAAGAAGGACCAGACCGCCCTCGGCGGGGTGCTGGCTGGACTCGGCGGTCTGGGCGGTGCGGCCGCTGTGCTCAAGCCGGTGCTGGAAGGCGTTTCTAGCCCGTGGGCTCTGCTGGCCTTCGTCGTCGTGCTGATCGCCGCCGGCCTGGTTTTGACCGGCCGGGTGCAGCTGAAGGTCGGGGGTGGGGTGTGATGACCGAAGAGGACATTCGGCGCATCTTCCGCGAGGAGCTTGATCGGGCATTCCCAGCCCGTCGTGTGATTGAGGCGCTGCCAGCCGGTCCGAACTATCCGGTCCAGCCGCTTCCCATGCCCCGGTATGATTTCCAACAGCCGTATTACCCCGGCGGTCCATGGCCCGTGACCTGCGGTCAAGGCGTCTCGATGGAGCCCCTGGCATGACGGCCCTCCTCGACCATATCGCCTTCATCGCCGGCGCCGTCGCCGCGATCGCCCTGCTCTACCTGAGCTTCAGGCTCTTCGGCACGCGCGGCCTATTCGCCGCGATCGGTGCGCTGTTTCTCCTCCTGATTTACCGCAAGGGCCGCACAGACGGCTCGACAACCCACATCGAAAAGGAACGAGCCAATGCGGACCACACGGTTCGAACGGCAGATGCGGCTCGGCTTG